CAGTTAATATGGAAAGCCGCAAATTAAGTAATCTGCTAGAGCATATGCATAGTCAGGGTAAAATTTGCAAAGCAGAAGTGCGACAAAAAGCAGATCAGGACCGAGTATCTATGGCGCTATGGTCTATTGATATAGGCGTGTACCAATGAGCAATTGTAAGTCATGTGATGGAACAGGCCTCGTTGAGCGCACTAGTTTTAATCAATCTAGTGAAAATACGTCTTGGACATCCTGGACGGAACCATGTGAATATTGCTCAGATGAGGATGATTATGATTGGCGCGTGGAGGAAGACCGATGACAAAAACAACATGGATTGCACTGATGGTGTTTTCATCACCATATGAATGCGCAGACTTTATTGAAAAGTACAAAGCAAATCTATATGGCCCAGTGCAGTGCGTAATTGAATATGAAGAAACAAACACCGTGCGCCCTAAGCGCAAGCCAATACAGGAGGATAACAATGGCTAAATGGGATTTATCTAAGATAAAAAACTGCTCAACAGTTGGTTCTGATATTGATGAAGATGATACAACGCCAGATCAGCCTACACCGCTGATGATTGTAAGATCTATAAATCGCAAGGCTGACATAATAAGGATGGATGCCGCGCGTAAACCAGAGCGTAATACCATGAAGCAACGCGCTGAAGAAATCATGTTATTATGTAAGATGTTGGAAAGAAGGATGCACAATGGATGAGCAAATTAGTGCACTTGATCGCATGAAAGAAATGGCCGCAATAGAAAATGCACGCATGCACCGCCGTATGATTGGGCGCGATGATATGCATGCTTACATGCATAAACCTTGGCCGATGGAGCATCTTAGGAAGGCAATACAAGCATGCCTTGAGAAACATGGTGAATTATCTATTGGTGACTTATCAAGCATGATTAAGCAAGATGTTTGTCATATAGATGTTGGCGTGAAGTCGATGAAAGAGCGTAAAACTATTATACGCACTGGCAAGATTGAAGGTCAATCTTTGTATCGCTTAAGGCTTAAAGGCGAATTTATTTAAAATACAAATATTATAAAAATACCGCCTACCAGGTTATTGGTTTTGCGGTATTTAACATTGTGGCCAACAGCAATGACATCGGACGTGCAGGCGAGTTTCTCGTGGCAGCCGAATTGGAACAGCGTGGAATACGCTGCCATAGGGTAGATTTAAAAGGTGACGACCTTTGGGTTAAGTCTGCCCTAGGTAAATTATTGACACTGCAAGTTAAAACCACAATAAAACCTAGTCAAGATCGTGGACGCCCATTGTGCTATGCATTTACACGGGTAAGCGGTAATGCACAGATATTTGCATATGTAGCTCTAGACTTGCGTCTGTTTATTTTACGCAACCCACCAACAGGGAAAACTGTGCGGATAAAGCCTTTTAGATTTACTCAAGATGCGATGGAAAGCAGTATCAATAGGATGATTTGCTAAACCATTAGTTCAAAGTGAGGGCCATCGATAAATGGCCTTCTGCCCTGACTTCTTCGCAAGTCTACGTATTCAGTCATAGCATCCTCCATAGATCGACCTTGGCTCTTCCATGTGCCAATACAATCTATATGCCATGCCGCACCCCAACGAACTTTTATGCCAAGTGAATTAGCTGCCTCTGCCATTGCATCAGCAAGATCATCATAAAGATTTAACTCCCATGATCCTCTGCCTGAGATATAAGCCATTATATCGACTGCAAGGCCATCCAGGTGTTTGCTCTTCATAGTTTGACTAGCACCTTTTGCAACTAATGCTTTTTGCATTTCTACAGTGCGCATACCCTGGACGACACCAAAGTCAGTCTTAGTTAAATTAATCGCCATCTTAACAACAGCAACCATGCGTGTATCAACGCCTTCCAACCGATCAAGGCTTCGCTGTGATAACTTGAATGTCATTTGCTTCCCCTAAAGAACTTTGTTGCAGATCTTACACCAAAGCTTGCTGCAACTATAACACCTAAAGTATATTGATACCAATCAGGCATTGCTTCCAGGGCCGTAAACCCTTCCTGGACAGATTTTCTACCCCATTCACCGCAGAACGAAAGCACCAATGGCACCGAAAATAAACCCACAAGCCATTCATCCTTAAAGCTGTTCTGCGAGCCTTCTGCCATGATGCGCTCCCAATCGGCAACGCTCGTCTTCTCAGACAGCATGATTTTAGCTTTGGCCTCTGCCTCAGTTAGCTTTAGCTTGGCTTCTGCTGCATTTTTATCAGCCTTGCCTTGCAGCCATGATCCAGTAAGGTTTGCTATTGGCGCTATAAACTGCATCATTTCTCAGACCCCAACCATACTGCAAACGCGCCAGTCATAGCGCCAGAAACAACGCTAATTAGCGCACTTTGCTGCGTACTAAGATCAGGCTGCTGAAGCGCCCATTCTATGCAGCGTATATACATCACCGTCATTACCAGCATCATAAGACGCGGCATAAGCTTGTATTTCAGGATCTTCTCAAATGTATTAGCCATGTTAAACCTCTATGTTGATGTTTGTGCCTTGCGGCCTGTCAGCAGTGGTCTTAGTCCCAAACCTATCATAAGCCTTGCCTAAGTCCAACTTCTGCTCTCTAAGCGCCTCCAGATGCGCGTGGTTAGCCCTATGCTCCTTTGTTACCCTCTGCTCTGCCAGATGCGCTTCTATGCGCTCACGCGACTGCGTTTGCTGGTGTATGTCCGACTGCACGTTAAACGGTGCGCTGCCTATGCCTGATACACCGTCAGCCATTTACCACCACCCTGCGCCTAAACCAGTCAACCATGTGCCGCCCCCTATAATAGCTGCCAGCATTACAAGCAGTAATATCAGCAGTAGCGTTTCAAAGAATGCCGCTTTGCGCTCCTGCTGGCGATACAGCGTTTCTTCACGCTCTTTCTTGATCTTGCGCCGTAGCTCCACCATTTCGCGCCAAGTGCCATAGCCAAATCTATTATTCAGCAGTTGCTGTAAGTCTTTTTCCTGCTCTGCCAGCTTCTTTTGGTGAATGATGATTTGAAGCGCCTCTTGCTCCACAGACCCAGATGAAAATAGCTTAGTGAAGATTGGCGGGTTTTTACGCTGCTGCTCTGCGCGGCCAAGATCCGCTGCTGCGCCATACCATTTGCCTAGCTGACCAGCTACGTCCTCTAGCTCACGCCCAGCGTAAACTAGCTTTTTCACCATATTATAGGCTTGTGTGGCCCCAGCAATGGCTGTGATTGGATCTATCATCAGGCACCTTTGCCCACCTTTGCGGCTGGTGGGCATTTAAAGTTATACGGTATTCTTATAACATATGGGTAGTGATAATAAAATCCGGTTGGGCATCTGTATATACAAGCGTTATACAGCACATGACCTTCTACGATAACGCCAACCGCTATACCGGCGAGCGCACAGATCATCTTTCCATCAGCCTATCTATTTTTTCTTCTATGCGATCAAATCGCGCCACAATCTGCGTCATTACAGCAGAGCTATCAGTTTTTGTGACATATTCCCGCGCCATTTCCTCGCGGGTTTTGTTTAGCAATATGCTAATGCGCTGAACTTCAGCGTATGCACTGCGAAGCAGCCATCCCATTAAGCCTAAACCAGCAGTTAGGGCAATGCTCCACAGTGCATCCATTTCCATTAGCTTATGCTCTCCAAATGCGCTTTGAGATCCGCGAAGAAAGCGTCACGCCCTCTTTGTATCTCTATCACGTTTAGTTTAGCAGCATTTAGCTTACCATCCAATCTACTAATGTGATTTATGCAAGCCTTTGCCTCATCAGATAGTTGATCTTCGGTGTATTCCACATCGTCAATCGTAATGACCTTTTTGTCTTCAGTCACGTTGATCTCCTTTCAGGTTATGCTGCCCAAGGTGTACCCGAGGCAGTCGTTGGATTAGCTATCGCATCAATCTTAGCAGCAATAGCAGCTTCAGTGGCATCCTTATCCACCGTTCCGTGTACCCAGCCCAAGACTATTTCTTCAGTCAAGTCAGCGTAAGGTATAAACCCTGCGGCTGATGGGTCTGGTGTGTATGATGTTGTTCCGTAAGAACGTGCAGAAATTCCATCTGCGTCAGTGCCTAAGCAATACCAGTGTGCAGTGATTACAGCACCGTCTGATATTTCATGCTCCATGTTGGAGATAGACCAAGTGTAAGTGATAGCCATAGCTTTTTCCTTTTCTGATTATGCGTTTTCTAGGGCAGTGATCCGTGCCTCTAATTCTTTAATTGTAGCAACCAAGAGTGGCACTAGCTTGCTTTGGTCAATGCCTTGGTATTCTGGATTACCGTCTGCATCGACTGCATCTTTTGTGCCTGTGATTGCTTCTGGCACAACTGACTGAACTTCGTGTGCTAAAAAGCCATCAACCGTTGTGTCTGCATCAGCAATAAAGTTAAAACGCTTAGGCTCTAGTTGTTTCACACGATCTGTTGCGCCTGTCATTTCAACTACGTTCTCTTTTAAGCGGTAGTCGGATGTTGTAATATAGGATGTAGACGATCCATTTATTGCAATAGAGCCTACGTTTCCGTTGGGATTGTAGTAAAGATTTACATACTGAAAGCCCGTAGATGACTTACTTAAAGTAACCTCCCCAAGCTGGAAACGTGTTGCATTTGTGCCAGTTGTAAATCCAGAGCCTTGATAAATTGCGCCGCTACTATCAACATAAACCCTTGGATTACCATTTCCATCCGACAGCACGATGTTGTTGCTTGAGGTGCGGATGTCCAAGCCGCTTTGGTTGCCGCTAAAGCGTCCAAGTATAGTGTTATTAGTACCTGATGAAACAAGACCTCCAGAATAAGCGCCTACAAATGTATTATAGCCACCCGTAACTGCATTTCCTGCATACCAGCCAACAGCCGTATTGTAGTCTGCAGTATTAACGGCTAACGCATTCTTACCAACGCCGACATTGCCTGTGCCGTTTTCTATCTCAATAGTGCCAGACAGGTAGAGGTCTTTCCAACGTACTGTATCTATTCCTAAGTCTAGCGCATCATCGTTTGCTGCACCCGTCTGTGTTGCAGGAATAACGTCATTTGTTCTAACCCTAATTCCACTGCTAGTTCCTGCAAGATAAATGGTTCCGTTGTGACCAATACTCCCCACAGGAGAGCCGTTTTTATAGAAAGCAGCAATATCGCCATCAGATGTCGTTCTATTAAAATATGCTACTGCACCGCCGCTTCTGGTGTGAAACGAAAACCCAGATGGATTAAAGTTATGACCGACATCTGCTAGTGCGGTGGTAGTCTTACCCACGAGCAAGTTACCGCTCGCATCCAGTGTCATATCAGGATTTGTACCGTCAGGCGTCCAGCGGCATGAGCCGTCTGCCAAGATGCGCATGCGTTCTGTGGCATTAGTCAAGAAAACTAAAGGTTGGTTTTCTCTTTGAGAGATATAAGCGGCGCTATCATCTACGGCTATATAAAATCCATCACCAGCCGCTTGACCACTGGTTGTAGTCGTGAGTTTTATTTGCGCTCTCTCCGCCCCCACAGCATCGCCGTGAATGGCTAAAAGTTGTGCATTTGTATCTAAAGGTACGGCAGAGGAAGTGTTAATCCCAACATTACCAGAACTGTCGATGCGCATACGTTCTGTGTTAGACGGAGCGAATACAACACTACTAGATGCTTCTTCTGAACCTACTACTGTGTGTATACCCGCAATCCCTGTGAGCGGAGAGCCTGTGCTACCATCCCAACGTGCCAATGCAGACAAAGAATAATTATCACTAGCACGTTTGAAGTAATAACGATCCACACCACGAACTTGACCATTTACGTCTAACTCTTGTGCTGGCGAACTCGTCCCAATCCCCAAGCTCTCCGCACTCGCATCCCAGAAGAACTTTGGCGTGGTGCCTGTGTCCTCATAAAAGCTGATGTCGCCTGTTTGACCTACTGTAAGCGTATTTGCAGAACCATCTAAATTCTTAAATGTATGTTGGAAAGAGTTATAATAGTTGTAGCTTGGTTGAAGCTGTATTCTGTTACCACTGCTGTGTTCAATTAAAGGATAGTTTGCGCCTGTCGCCTGAACAATCAGCCCATCGCTGGTCAAAGTCCCAGTGATGTCCAGACCAGTAGAGTTTAAAGCCATTCTTGCACCAGCAGCAGCCCTAAAGGTCATTGTGTCGTTTGAGTTTGTGTAGCTTACAGAACCAGCATCAGTATCAGTGTCACCCATGCGTAACTCAGACTCACCAGTGGCAGAAGAGTTTATCAATATTTGACTATAGCTATCGCTTGTTGTTCCAACCGCTAAATAATCAGCCGTGACAGTGCCTGTTACGTCAAGACTAGCTAAGGTTGTCGTGCCTGTGGCTGTTAGGTTAGCTGTCGTAAGCGTTCCTGTGAATGTAGGAGAAGCAGTGCCAGCCTTACCGTCTAGCTGCGTTTGTATACTTGATGTAACGCCATCTACATAATTAAGCTCAGCAGTGGTAGCTGTGATGCCAGCCGCCGTGAGAATACTGCTGGATGTAACGTTATCCATATCAGCCCTAGCAGCCTCAAAGCCACCAGCAGTCACGTTATCATGCACATGAACTGATTTATTGGTTGTGTTGACTGAAAGCTCGCCTTCAGCGCCGGTAAAGGACGTATGTTGTGTTGCTGTGCCTCTGCGGCGCTGTACCTGTTTAGTCATATTTAAACACTCCTTAAGAGTTTATATCACGTTTCTTGTAACGATGCTAACTGCTGTATAGCCCAAGCAAAGTTTTCATCTGTGGGTTTGTACTGAATGACAGATATGCTTGAAATCTCATCACCCTTCATAATTAGCTGATGGAGCGTAATCCCATCTTCGTCTTCAAAACCACTTATAACATCTCCAACTTGCATTACGTCACCTTGTAGATTTTCCAGTTAATATTGAAGTTACCAGAAGGAGGATAACTTCCATCACTAGCGTTACCCATGCCTAATAAATTCTTACCCCAAATCTCAAATCGCAGTCTTAATGTTTGGCTTCCAGACCACTTCGTCAAAGGCAACACCATCGCTCTAACGCCCCAATAAATATCTGGGATCTCAGACGTTGTTCCAAAGGCACTTACATCGCTCAGACCAGCGGTTGCTAAGTAGGTGAAGTTGGCTCCCGACCATGCACTGATGGGAACACTTGTGGCTTCTAAGTTATAAGTTTTATCAATGTCGAAGCTAGAGTTTGGGTTGCATGTAAAAGATGATGCTGTGAAGGTGCCGCTATCAACCATTAGCTGCCTAGAAATAACAACACCGTTAAACTCTGCGCTACCATCTTTATTTATCTTCCAGCCAGCAGATCCAGCAGAATAATTATTTGACTGAATTGAGCTTGCGATCTTAGCGGATGTAATAGCAGCATCATCTATGTGCGCTGTATCAACTTGAATAGTGCCAAGATCAGCAGAGATAGCTGATAGCTCATTCACGCTGATTTTAGCTGCTGTAACGGCTCCTGTGGCGATCTTAGACGTAATGATAGATGACGCAGCAATCTTGTTAGCTGTAACCTGATCTGTGCCAATTTTAGCTGATGTGATGGCATCCGCTGCAATGCTCTCCGCTACAATAGCACCAGCAGCTATTTTATCTGAGGTAATAGCATCAGCAGCCAATTCAGATGTGCTAACTGCACCAGCGGCAATAATACCAGCAGTAACACTGTCTGCTGCTAGCTCAGATGTGCTGACAGAGTTAGCTGCGATAGCATCCGCTGTAACTGCGTTGGCTGCAATGGCATCTGCTGTAACTGCGTTAGCCGCTATCTCATTAGCTGTGATGGCATCTGCTGCTATCTTACCAGTGGTAATAGTGTTAGCGGCTATTTCATTAGCACTAATTGCACCCGCTGCAATCTCAGTAGCCGTGATAGTGTTGGCCTCAATCTCGTTGGCCGTAACTGCCCCAGCGGCAATCTTACCTGTGGTGATAGAACCAGCAGCAATCTCTGATGCTGTTACAGCACCAGCATCAATCTTAGCCGTTGTGATGGCGTTTGATATGATTTTATCAGATGTGACAGCATCAGTTGCTATTTCTGTAGCGGTAATTGCACCAGCTACAATCTTAGGCGTTGTGATGGCATCAGAGGCCACCTCAGTTGAGGTTATAGCAGAAGCGGCAATAAGGTCAGTCGTGATAGCGTCATTAGCAATCTTAGCTGTCGTTACAGCATCAGCGCCGATCTTAGTCGCTGTGATAGCTGCATCTGCAATCTGACTACTTGCCACCTGACCCGTAATATCTGTTGACGGAACAGCAGATGTCCACTCATTGCCTGTATAGCGATACAGCTTGTTATCGGTAGTCAGCAGAACAATGCGGCCTTGCGTTAAGGCTGTGGTTGGTAGTGCATTAACTTTTTCAACTGGTCTTAGATCATCGCTAAACAGGTTTTCACCGATAGTGCCTGTGATGTCAGTCGTTGGGACTGCTGTTGTCCAAGCACTACCATCTAAGCGATATATCTTATTGTCAGTTATCAGTAAGACTATCTTTGGCCCTGTGTAGCCTGATACGGTGGGCAGACTAGAGACAATGCTAATTGGCTCAATACCTGATGCAAATGATGCAAAGGTTACGTCACCAGCACTGACAGAGCTTTCTGTATATACCTCTGTTGACCAAGACGTAGTTGACTGATCCCAGCGATAAATAGTGATGTCTGGCAAAAGCAAAACAAGCTTGCCATCGAATGCACCTGATGCGGGCAGTGATGATACTGGCTCAATCCCATACGCGCCACTCTCGCTAAATAGATCGTTGACAGCATCATTGAAATCATTTGGCGTGACCAGAAGCGTTGTTGCATTAACGCTAGAGGTAAAGCCAGATTTGTTCAGTGATAAGTCTACAGCCCGAACCCAATAGTATCTGGTTATGTTGTTCGCCAAATTTGGGCGCATAAAGTTGCTGCTAGAGCTTTCACCGACAAGCGAAGCTGTGTTTAGATTGTCGCTGTCGTTCTCCCAAACCTCAACATGGCTAAGATCCTGATCAGCAGGGTTTGTCCAAGTGATTGTAATATACTTAGAGCCACCGACAGCAGATAGGTTAGATGGTGTGGTTGGTGGAGTAGTATCACCCTGTGAGGCAAGTTGTGCTGTGGCAAATGGTGATCTAACGCCTAAAGCAGAAATAGCTCTGACTTTAACCTGATAATCATAGCCATTCAGAACAGGCTCAATGGTAAATGAATTAGATGAGCCAAAGACCGACGAAAACGCCGCATCTGGCGTTAGAATTGGCTCATTGGTTAAGCCATAATCTTCTGCTGTCTGTGTTGGAGTAACTGTAATGCTTCCCCAGTTTTCGCTTTCAGTATAAGCATCGGCAATGCTGTCATAATCTTCTTCGCCGCCCAAGCGCTTATATTGTATTTCATAATACTGAACGAAAGCATTTGCTGAAGCATCCCATGACGCCTTAATCGCAGGAATGGTAATCCCGTCATCATTGATAACAGCAGTTGCTGAAAGCGTAAGGTTTGTTGGTGCAGCTACAGATGTGAATGCTGGGAGCGTAGAATTATTGCTAACGATGTCTGTCTCTTCAGCGTTCCAGTCAAATGCGGCTGCTGATGTTTCCCTAAGCGTAAGGTTTACACGCAAGTCACCAGCGTCTTGGTCAGATGCAAACCGCCAACCAATAACCTCAAACTCTTTAGCGCTGAAGCCATATCTACTGTTGGTAAATGCAATAATGTCACCAACTTCAATCTGGAATGCCTCAAGCCCAAAGTCTGCACTCAAGGTCATTTGCTCACGACCCCGATAGAGCGTTAGTTTGGCAAGCCTCTGGGCTGTTGCTGGACTTGTGGTAAATGGTAGTTGAAGGTCTAGTAAAGCCTCTTCGCCATTATCCTCAGTCTTAAATGTTGCACTGGTTATTTCTGGATAGTCAGCAGTAATCCAATCTTGGTCTGCATCGTTAAACGTACCACGAACAGTATTGAAGTTATCCTGCATACTAATGCGGGTCTGTAGGTTTATAGGCCCACGCAAGTCATCTAATGTAAGGGTCTTAACTGGTGATGAATACGCACCAGCCTTTAGCTTCCAATAACCTGACCCCCAGAATAAAGTACCAGCACAAGCTGTAACCATATCCCCTAAGACATCACCAAGCGACCTATCGGCTTTGACTATACCGTTTAACGTATATCTCTTTTCTGTACCACTACCAGCTAGAGTTACGTTTTCATCACATTCGTTAGCAGCAGAAGCAAAGGATATATCGTCAATGGCACTATCAGACAGACCATAGGAGGACGTTAGGAAATCACGAATACACAGAGCAGAGTTGTTGCTGTATGACGTTGTGGCTGTTCTGGGGTCATATACCTTTTTGCCTTCAACCACAGCCGTTATAAGCGGCACACCATTAGCAAACACATCTTGGTCATATTCATACCTGACGTACAGATAGGCTATCCCAAAGCCCTTAAAATTGCTGTCTACGCTGGTTTCAGATACAAGGTCACTGTCTGCTGTAGTCTGTGAACCATCATGCTTCTTAATGCGGATCTTATTCTGCCAAGTATCGCCAGTGACAAGATTGTTCCCATCAATACTGACAACCTCATCATTTATGTAGATGTCGCCAATGCTGTTTACTTCGTGACCCGCAAGCACAATAACTTGATGCAGATATGTATTATCTGTGCCAGTGGCTTCATAGAAGGTAACAACACCACCCTTACGAACTTTACCATATACAAAGTCTTGTGCAGCAGCAGCTTCACGGCTGTTGACCAGGATACTGCCAGAGCTTGCCTGTCCTAAGTCTGGCTTAGGCATCAAGGACATATATGCCCAAGAGGTTACTGCACTTACAGCTACATAAGTTCCAACTGTAATCGCTGCCGCTGTTAAGCCCGTAGCACCAGTTGCACTTATTATATAAGCAGCTATGGCATCTGGCATTCTAGGAACTCTATCCCAGCTATTCCAGTTTTTTATTGTGTAATCACCTAGCCTGTATTTGCTCATATCTCTTTAACCCATGCTTGGTGAATATAATCTAAGGGCAAATATAGCACACCTTCCTTTGATAAGAAAACAGCCTTAGTGCCTGTGCATATTCCCATTGCTACCCCTATAATCCATCTACTAGCTTGCTTAGTTGTAACAAGCGCCCCCAATGGCGGCACATACTCTACTCTTTTCAACTTACTATCTACTGCTTCCGTAAATGTCGAAAAGCCAAACTCTTTTTTAAGCGTGTCTCTCTTAGGGTTCTGTGAATATCTCCCAAGCCAATCATCAGCCCAGCCTTCATTATACATGGCCTTGTAAGCGTTATTGGTAAAGGTGAGGCAGTCATTCTTGCCCCATTCAAAAGAAATATCACTTACTGACTTCAAGTAGCGATTTAAGCTCTCTCTCTGCCCCATACGACATCCTTATCTTGTAGGTCAGCAACAAATGAAAAGAACGTATCGCCAGAATGACGGGAAATATGGTTTTCATGGGTGTATCTGCGATTGCTGGCTTTTTCTAAGCGTATCAGCTTACTTTCAACCGCAACAGTAATAACACTTGTTTCACCACTATCCTCAATGCTCATGGTGTTCATAACACCGCTGAATACTTCTATAGGTGATGATGTATCTGTAGTGCCAAAATAAACCTTAGCTTCACGCCTTTGATATGGCTCAGTCAATGCAATAGAAACCAAGCTAGAAGGCACACCAGATAACGTTAGAGTTATGTTTTTCGCTGATAAATCATTGACCTCTTCAAGACCACCAATGGAAAGCAAGTTTCCAGATCCAGTATATGTATCAACGCCAATGGTCAGATCACCGTAGCCCGTCCATAAACGAACTGGTGACGTATCAAAATCAAGCTCAACCGCATAATATGGCTGAACCTCTGGTTGGCTAAGCGCCGTAAGCAGCGCTGATGGTACTGTGCGGCTCATACTGCTTCTATCGCTCCGAATGTTATCCCATATATGCTGGCTTCATTTATGCTAAATGATTGCTCATTGCCTGCTAGTCTAAAGATCCCCTGAGCGCTCTGCACAGTAACAGCAGCATCGTCTGCTATACTGGTGCGCACATTAGGCCAAACATCTACTGTAGCGCTCCCTGTGCCATCCGTATCAACATCATTCAGCACCTTGAATAACTGACGATTTACGCCTGTGCCAATCTCCATATAATCGCCAGCCTTGAGATAATCAGTCTGACTTGCTGGTGCGCTCTCTATGGCAATCGTATCACCAGATGATACAGCGCCATCAACTAAGATTGTATCGGTATCACGCGCTGATCCTAGTGGCATAGTCGCGGCTGGATCACCAAGATAAAACGTGCCTAGCTGGCCCTTCAGCGAAATGAGCCAAGCTACCCATCTCTCCGCGTCTTCGCGCTTCATGGATGGCAATGTAACATCTGCCTGCCAAGCCTTACCAGCATAAGCGTGAGCCTGACCCGCGAAGGTAAACGGCGATCTGCTATATGCAACTGCATTAGTCGCCCTTAGTTCGATCTGAGATATGCCCGTATGCGTAGGCAGCGCTAAAGGATAACTGATAGCCATTATGCAAATGCCCTTCCATATGATCCACCACGCCGCTTGGCGTCTACTACAGCAGCCTTAGCACTGTCTGCTATCTGTGGCATTAACTGCTTAATCTCAGCACGTACAGTTTGCTGTACGCCTGTGGAGACGTTGATTGTTTGGTTGACTACTACGCCGCCACCGCCAAGCTGATTGTTTGGCACGACTTGAGCGTTGCGGCTTGGAACGATAAGCTCTGGGCCACGCTCGCCAACCATGTAGGGTCTCCCGCCAGACACAGGGCCACCCATTGCTCTCTTGCCGAAAAGACCCATTATTCCGCCAACGATACCCGTGCCTTGACCAGTCGCAGCATCGAAGCTGCCAACCATTCGCTGAACTACGAGCACTCTATACAATTGTCGAATAATGTCAGTTGCCATAGCCCTGAATGCATCTTCAACAGTCTTAGTTCTATCAGCTATACCCATTAAAGCATCTTCCATGCTTGTTTTCATAGTATCTGCTATTGATTGAGTAGCTTTCTGAGCGTCTTTTAATGCTTGTGCAGCTTCTTCTGTTGTGGCTGCAGTTCGTGTAAAGTAGTCATTTATGTCAATGAATTTAATATTATTCATTGCATCTGACATAACTTTCAAGCCAGTATTAGCATTGTCAATTCTTTTACCAGTAAAATGTATCGCGCTGTTTAAGCTTTGTATGAGCACGTCATAATCTTGAACTGCTGTTGTGGGATCATCACCAGGAACAGGAGATAGAAATCCGGGTGCAGCGCTTCCTGATGTTAAGTCTTTCATTTGCTGAAAGGCTTTTTGTATTTGTCTAACGCCTTTCTCGACATTTAAATTAAATAAGTGGAAACGATCTCCCATCACATTAAGTTCTGCCTTAAATGCAGCGCCTAAAGCTCCAATGCCAGCAACTAAATACTGAAACCCATTGATTATCTTATTAGCGCCAAAAATAAGACCATCAACTAATAGTCCAAATGCATACTTAATACCATCGAACAAAGGTTGAAGAGGCTTGAGCGAAACCAAAATATCAGATCCAAACTTCTTGAAATCGAATGATGTCTCTGAAGCACCTTTACCCATTAACGCTATGGCACCACCAACGGCAACTAACGCACCAACAATCATACCTTTAGGACCAAATATAGAGGCAAGTTGAGGACCTTGCATCGTCATAATCCTAAGGGCGTCAGTACCCATAGATGCTTGCACAGCAATATCTTGAAACTGCAAAGAAGCCATACCAAGATTACGAGTTAGATTACCCTGCGCTCTTGCTACATTTCTATTTGCTGCAGTATAACGGCCCATGCTGCCAGTAGCTTGCTTCATGGTCTTATCAACCCTACCAAGCTGCTGCTGCACTTTCTTCATCTCAGGAACAGCATTCCCGACAGCATTCATCTCAAACGTGAGCTTTTCAACTGCCATTTTTTTCGCGCTCCTGCTTTATATTAAAGTATGCGATCCATTCATAATACTCTGAAAGGCTTATTTCTTCAACCTCTGAAATAGTCTTGTGTAAGTGCTCGGCAAGGTTAATCAGACTATATCTAAATGGATCGCTTCTTAGTTTTTTTCATGTTCCTCTGCAGACATAGTCTCGAATATTGATCCAAAGACCTTAGCGATAACGTTAATTGTTTCTCGCATTAATATAGGCTTGTCTTCCAGGGTGAAGGCACTATCACCTTTTTGATCTTGACATTTATCTATTATCATGTCAACCATGCCAGACATTGTAGGAGTATTCAAAAAGTCCTTATGCTTTCGCTGGACTTTTTCAATGTCTTTAGCAGATACCTCGTGGAAATAAAGGCGAAGAGGATTATCCTCATCGCCCCATTCATCCACATCAACAAAGCCTCGCTCTTTTTCTGCACGTTTGGCCGCAATGCGTTTCGCTAATGACATATTTTACACCGTTGATGCTGTTAATGCACCTGAGCCCTGGACAGTAATAGATGCCTCAACGAGTCCGTCAAATGACGATGAGCGTGTAACACCTGTTACTATGGCAGAGCCAGTGTAATATGTGTCACCTGCTGTATCTCCTTCAGGATAAACATTTAGCGTTACAGATGCACCAATAGTTAGAGCTCCCTGACCAGCAGTATCTGTTTCATCCCAGAAAACATCAACTGATCCAGTAAATGTTGTCAAAGAGGATTTATACGTGCGAGCAGTGTCGCCCATCGTAGTGTCTTCAAGAGTATCCGCTGTTTCTTCTAAGCTGAAAGAACGAATTTCTGCAATTGCGTCAGAACCGACCTTCACAGTTCCTTCGCTACCCGCGTGAGTTGCCATAGTAAAGTCTCCTTATCTGGCCGTTTCTACATCATT